ATTGGTGTCAGCAAAGTTGTGTCATTCCATCGTTGCGCGATGAATGAGTATAACTCCATTGTCAACCGGCACGTTAAAACTCAGTTACCTTGTACTGAGGCAGCAACAAAGTTAATGTTTAACTCCATCAATTCGCTCTTGTATGACATGAGGTTTGTGGACCTAAGTCCAATGACCATAGGTTCGGTCATTGAATCACGACCGCAGCGCATGCGGAAGCGATACAAGAATGTGATGAGTCAGTCACCTGACCCAGGAATGGGTAAGTCCTTCATAAAGTTTGAAAAACTGGAGGACAAAGATAACTTAATCCCAAGATTAATCCAGTATAGAAGTAGCGCTTACACGTTGCAACTTGCTAGGTATACAATCGTAGTGGAGAAAGTTCTATCGATGGCTGACCAGTTCTACCACAATGGTGGATTTCCAATTATCGCAAAGGGCAAAAATGCCGCTGAGCGAGGAAGTCTACTGTATGAGATGTGGGGAATGAGTGGAGCTAAAACTGCGCATCTCTATGACCATAGCAAATTTGACTCTATGGTTAACGAGACTCACTGGGAATTAGAACAATACGTCATGGGAAAATTATTCAACTCAAAGAAACTAATGTGGTTGTATAGCAAACAGCAGTGCAACAAGTTTCTTTCGCAGTGTGGGATCAAATATCAGTTTCCATACCGCCGATGTTCAGGCGATGCCAATACATCAGTTGGTAATTCTCTGATCAACTATGCAATACTTAGGGCTCAACACCCAAAAGGGTTGATACTGGTTGATGGAGATGACTCAGTCGTGTTTGACAACAGTCAGGCCATTACTAAGTTCGAGGACTTTGGAATGATCACAAAGCACGAAGCAGTCAATGACTTTCAAAAGGTCGAGTTTTGCCAAAGCCGACCAGTTCTAACACCAGTTGGATGGGTTATGTGCAGAAACCCATTGCGCGCCATTTCCAGAATGAACGTTCGACTTGGACCCGCCATCAAACAGCGAGATTGGTTTTGGACAGTAGGTGTCGGCGAAGGCCTAACATCTGCCTACATGCCAATTATAAGTTACATGGCTAAGCGATTCAGAAAACTGGGAGCTGGTGGAAAGTACAGCATGTGGTTGCTAGACAATGGTGAGAGATATAGGCTCCGAACCTCAATGTTTCTTAACAAGTTTGAGTTACCGAACGATTCCACTAGGGCAAGCTTTGCAGCCGCTTGGGACATAGAGCCCGATTTACAACGTGTGTACGAACAGGCCATAATGACGGTCGTGTTGCAGTGATGAATACAGATTTATCATCCTGCACCTCCCGTCCGCATACTGTTGCGGGCGCCGCCTACTTGAAGGTGGCATTGGATCCCTGCGGGGAGAACCTCCCCGTTGACTTTAAAGGCATTCCAGATGGAAGCGAAGTCGACATAGTATTGCTACGGATGCGAGACGACATGGTTCTCAACTCCCCCTCTGATCTGGAAGGTGAAGAGACTTGGGGGCTGATAATCTTCGACACACCGTATTTATTGGCCCAGCAAATAATGGTGCGGTATCGTGACTCGGTTGGGCCCCCAACCCCTCTAGAGCTACGAGAGTTCATGAATGGTTTGTCACGAAACAACATGGATGCTGCTGTTTACCCCCGCTGGTACAGGCCCCAAAATAGGGCTGTAGAAGCAATAGTAGGACTTCACTATGAGATAACCATGGCAGTCGAGACTGCCGGGTTTGAAGTGTCCATCCTAAAGCCATCAGTCTTATCTGATTTTGACTGGAGTCCAGCCGCCGGCGGGTGGGGATTCATTCGAAAATTCAGATTTGTGGGTAAAGGCAGAACCCTGCACCTAAATGCTCCAGCAACCGCCACTCAGGGAAGAGTGGTGTCTGGGCAAATTGGCACAGAGAGAAGCGTGAAAGTATTGGTCCAGGACACGGATCCAGTTAATCTGATGCAAAGGGTTTACCCAGCCAGATTCACGGTAACTCCACCATTCTCTTTCAATAACCTGCCACAACAGGATTTGAACGCTAGACAGGACATAATCAAAACCGGATCCTATGATATGCAGAGGCATTGGAACGGGTCTCACATTTGGAATGAAGTTGAGGACGTCAGACCAATATGGAGGGCCCCCCAGTCCAATTTAGTTGGCAACTGGAGACTTCCCATCACATGGATAAACAATCTTGGTTCTTTGGAAAACACTGACACCTTGATGAAGTACGACGGATTTGATGTAAGTCTTGGGTGGACTGTATCTCACATTGATGGCATGAGTGGAGTAGCATCCGTTCACGTCAAACACAGATCAATGTGGGAAGTCAATGTGCCAGGCACTTCGCCATGGGCAGCCAATAAGATGGCACCATGTATGCATGATCCCGGGGCTCTTAGCCTTGAGAAGCAGCTAGCTCCTTGCTTACCCCATTCGTTTGAAGCGCGCTTCAACGATATGGGGTTGTTGGCCTCTATGCTAAGAGGCGTGTGCTCTGTGGGGCGCAGCTTCCTAGCTGGAGGAATGAACACCGTTCTTAACCGCTACTTACCCCGTAAGTTGGTAATAGATGATCCCTATGCAGGTCCGTCCCTGTATGGAGAATCCGGATTTGTTCCTGCACGGGCAAATGGTAACGGCAAAAATAACGGAAGGAAGAAGAAGCGAGGTGTCGGTCGGTAAGCAGTGAAAGGCTTTGGTATCCTTCACTATATGCTAGTTATAAGATTCCTGAAAATCCAACAGTATGGTTGACTCACAAAAGGGCATAAGTGGGTTTAAAGAAAATTGG